TTCGCAACTAGCGTTAGGTATTAAAATATAGTCTCCTATCTTCATGTCATTTACAAATTTAAGAATTTGTGCAGCAGTATTTCCGGGGCGAGAATCATCAGAGTATAATTTAATAACATCATCTTTAAGTTTTTCTTTTGTAGAACACTTAAGAGATTCAATATCATTTAATTTGTCCCATCCGATTGCGATATACTCTCCAAAATAAAAGTCTTCAAAATGTTCGCCCGCACTTGTTCGTACAAACCAATAATTAGTAGAATCATCAATTATCGGTATTCCGCAAGTTTTTAATAACTCTCTTTTTTCCAGTTCTGTTATTTGAAATTCCATACCTTTCCTCCTCGTACCTTAACACCATTTTACTCTATATAAACGCCGCAGCGGTTATATCTTAAAATTTTCCTCTCAATTCTACAACCTTGCCAATGATACGAACTGGCTTACTGAGGATCTCTTCATTAGAGAAGAACATCGGTTCATAGCTTGGATTATTTGAAATCAATTCAATTCCATCTCTGTATTTACGAAGTCTTTTACAGGTGGCTTCATCACCATTGATTGTGGCAATAACAACATCACCGGATTCTGCATCATTTTGCTGGCGAACAATGACAACATCGTTTTCATAGATCCTTGGTTCCATGCTGTTACCTTTTATTTTCAGCCCAAAGAATTCGCCGGTCTTTGCCATTTCTTCTGTAATTTCTTCCGTATCAATCACTTCTTCAATGGCATCAATGGGAATACCCGCAGCAACACGGCCAAGAACATTGATTGTGACACCTGTGTGGGCAGTGGAATGCGATTGAGTAGTTTTGTCTTCCATTAAGTCAGACCTTTTGCAATGGAAAATGTCACACATTGCATCTACCTTATCCATTCTGGGGGTTTTTATGCCATTACACCAATTATATACAGAAGTAGTACCGACACCGAGAAGTTTTGAAAGTTCTAGTTGTGTCATTTCATATTTGGTTAAGTAATAACGCAAACGTTCAGAAAATATTTGGTTAAATTCTCGCTCTGACATTTCAGTCACCTCATTTCTTATGATGATTATAGTATATACCAAAGGTGGTTTTATTTCAATAAAAAATCAAAATAGTTTCACTTTAAGTATTGACACACACTTAAAGTGGTGGTACTATATACTTGTATCAACGAGGGAGCGGTTCAGAGAAAGAAGAGGTGATGCAATTGGAAAAATTACAGATCAGTCTTGCAGCGGCTAGAGTTAATGCAGAGATGACGCAAGAAGATGTGGCAAAAGAGATGCATGTATCAAAAAATACGGTACTTAATTGGGAAAAGGGGAAAGTCATACCTAATTTCGCAACATTAAATACATTGTCTGAATTATATAAAATACCAACAGATAATATTTTTTTGCCGCAAAAATCCACTTAAAGTGATATAAACAAGAATAGAACGACTATTATCTATGGATGAAGCAATTATTATATGTAAATTTCTTGGAGTGAACCAGATGGATTTTGCAGAGGAGGAACAAAATGAAAGAAAGTGAGGTAAAGAGCATGCGCATTAAAGTGGAAGGGAAAAATGAAGTATTAAATAATTTAGAAAAAGCAGAAAGGCTTATAGATCAAGCAAGAGATATTCTTTATCGCACTCCTACACAGATAAAAGTAGTTGTGGAAGAGTGCGATGAAGAAGAAAAAATTACTTGTTCTCAAGATACTCGATAATTCCAGACAGAACATAATGATTTTGTTGAGCAATAGAATCAAGAAGGGATTTTGTACCAAAATCAATAGTGGAAGAACTTATGTTTTCCTGAATTTCTCGGCTGGATTCGTTTAATAATTCTCGTAATTGAGAGATGTCAGAAATATGATCCATTTACGTTATCTCCTTTCATAATACTCGGCATTGGCAGATGCCTGTATTAACAGTATAGGAGACAAAAGGGTAAAAGACAACAGATGTGAAGGTAAAGATTTCCATCTTGTAGACAACTGCATGTATGTACGGAAAAAAGGATTCCCCGTAACTATCGTTGGATGATAATCACGGGGAGAGACTATTACATATCGTGGTCTTCTAGAAATCTAACAATTTCAAAAATGCACACAATACATTCTAGAATTATTTGGATTAATTCCCTTAAGTCTCACCTCCTTTTGCGGAGGTATCCTTAAGATTGTTACTCCTCGGCAACTCCTTTCCAGCCATTTATGACCTTTAGAAAATTATCTAAGTGTAACAAGGTTATTGTAACAGATATATATGCAGTTGTCTACAAGATGGAAAACAAAAGGAGGGAATTATGATACTTAAAAAAATTTTAAAGCTGGCAGAGAAGAACAACATCTCAATCAGTTGTCTTGAGAAAACTCTGGGCTTTGGAAACGGAACAATTAAGAAGTGGGGAGAATCGTCTCCAAGTGTGGATAAGCTGAAAAAGGTAGCAGATTACTTCGGTGTATCAGTGGATTATTTTTTGGAGTAGGAAGCGAGGCGAGGAAGATGAACATACAGGAAGCAGTGAAACAGGCATTAGAAGAAAGAAAATACATAGAAAGAGAATTATTCGAAAACAAGACAGCATACAGAGAGTTGAAGATTAGACCGACAAATAGTAGTGAATCCTGTATTGCCTATACATTTGATAAAAATGGAAAAGAAGTCAACCACTGTAAGATGTGGAGTCCAACAGCGGATGACTTAATGGCTGATGATTGGATTGTATCAAATTAAAGACCTGATTTCTTTAATGCATTTGTATCCCTTTTTCAACAGGGTATCTTCTTCAAAATCTCTAATTGCACTTGGATGGAGCGTGGTCATATAAGCTATTGTGTCTGCTATGAAAACATCAACTAAACCATCACTCTCTAAAACTTGCAGAGCGTTTGTAATATGATCTTGAGTTTCTTCTGTAAATAAGGTTGTGAAGAAATCCATATCAAATCTAGTGCGATTAGTATCATGATAGGTAATAATCATGTTTTTTAAAGATAGATCTGCAATTTTTTGCAGTTTCATTTTAGCCATTTTGTTTTTTCTCCTTTCACAATACTTGGCATTGGCAGATGCCTGTATTAACAGTATAGGAGATAAACCAAAAGAAAGCAATCCAGCCACGGAGGTTACGATGGCGATTAAACATAGAGAGGAGAAAAGATGGAAATTGTAATAGCAAGCGTTATCTGCTCAATCATAGCATCAATTGCAACAAGCCTTATTATCGCAAGGGAATCTTTGAATATTATGCGAGATGAAGCGGATAGAGTGTTTAAAATGAACTTAAATTTTGTCAGAGATGTTGTAAATATGCTGGCTGATAGATTCGGAACAACTCGGAAATAAAGGTAATGGACAACATACCTTGGACAATCAACCTGCATACATAATAGCGAGGTGATGATTTTGATCGTAGAAACAGTAAAAGTAAAAAATGCAACAATCCGGGTACACGATGACTGTTATGCAGAACGAACAGAAGAAGAGGTGAAAAGCCTGATAGATGGATGCAGCAGGATCATCCAGGAAGCATTATTACGAAAAGAGAAAACCGCCTGAAGGCGGGGGAAGGTGGACAAACATATGAAAAACAAAAGATTAACCATACAGCGAATCGATAAGTTTATAAAGGAACTAAGCTTGACCGAAAGAGTAAATGGCTACTCGGAACAGCAGAAACAGCATGCGATTGCCTGCTTAAACAATTACTGCAGGGAGTTGGAGTATCAAGGAAGAAAATCAGTAAAAATCAAAGGAGCGACCAATGGACCAGAGAATCTTGAACATGACGGCAGGACAAGTCATTGAGTACAGCAGGCTTGTCAGCAGAAGAGAGGAACTGCGGCAGTTTCCGGAAGAGGAAGGAGCTGTTGCAGAGTTGAAGCTAATCGAAGAAAGGATCAAAGAACTTGGATTTGAATGAAGAGAAGGAGAGGAAACAGATATGGATCATTCGCTGGCAATCCGGAAAGATCCGGAGCGAGTATGGGAC